AGTACCGTGGAAGGGGTTTGATTCAGTTGACAGGCAAAGACAACTACAGGGCTTGTGGAGAGGCTTTGGGAGTTGATCTACTGGATAACCCTGACTTGGTGTCATCTCCTCAGTATGCCGCCTTGTCCGCAGGGTGGTTTTGGGACAAGAACAAGCTGAATCAGTTTGCTGATGCCAACGATATGACGGGTCTGACCAAGAGAATCAATGGCGGTACACATGGTTTGGACGACAGGGTTGCCCGAACCCAGACTGCCATTGATGTTCTGATGGCTTAGTCGTCAAAGAAGTGGAGTATTACCCAAACACCTAGTGCGAGTAATGCTCCACCAAATGCCAAAAGAATTATTATGTTAAGTACATTTTCAATCATGTGTAACTCTCCACTCACGCTCGTTGCGACCTGATTTTGACTTAACTGTACGACCTGTTAACTCAATCAAGTCCATTTTGGACAACTCATTTAAACGCCTTGCAACCTGATTTGAGTCTAAGCCGCTAAGTCTGGCTATACCATCCTTTCCAAGCGCACCATGAGCCTTTAAAGTGTCCACAATCATGCTGAAATGCTTGGATGCCAAGTCTTTGGCTGAGTCTGCTGACTCGTAACTGGTGATAGGGTCTGAATTCCTAACCCTGTTGAAGATAGGCAAGTCAAAAAATCTTTTCACTTCACCTCCAAAATGGATGTCATCTAATTTATTCATCATTCACTCCTATTTAAAAATTTACTCCAAACAAAACCACCACCAACTTTTGCTACAAATTGCAATGCAACAATTTCAGGCATCAACCCACCAAAAGCTATTGTTGGGAAAACTACTGAATCAACAGCAGAGCCAGCAACATTTGAACCATTGGCACGAATCATCCATTCTTTATGTTTGAGGTATTGATAGACCAGTGAATCAGCTACCATTGACAAACTAAAAGCCGCCAAGGAAGCAAATGCAATCATTCCTGTTGCTGGGTTGATGGCATAAGAAACAATACTTGCCGTTGCGATAAGTCCACCCATTTTTATGGGTAACTTGTCACCTTCCCACAGGTCATGCAGTTTGTCTCGCAAAGATAAGTCCAATCCAATCAAAACAAAGGCATTGACAAGACTAAACCAAACTCCTAACCAAGCAACCAAAAGGTTGGCGGAAACCAATGCGGCAATGTAAATTCCTGCATAAATCATAGTAATACTCCTTGTTCAACTTGATGAAAACCCCAAACTGGCGGGGCATTGTGTGCCTCAATCCTGCTTCTCATAACTTGTGCTCTTGCTTCTTTTGTTGGTGGTGGATAGTTTCCGCTTCTCCATTTCCCATCCATACCAACATTTCGTGCAATATTTGTGGAATCAGCAGAACAAAAAGGAAGTTTTGTAAATATTGCAGGGTCTAGCATTCGTAAACCATGCAATTTACAGGATGGTCTGCCTTGATCATCACAGATAACCCTCATAGCTTGCCCCATCTTTGACCACCATTGAAAAGTCCCAATAGTTGCGTATTCACCTGAGCTTCCAATGCAAACCCGAACATAGGTATTGGCTAATTGTTCAAGTCTTTCAAGGGATTCGTGCATATGCCAAACAGGTGCGCCAAACCATATTGGTAATGGGTTATCACGCAATAAGGCATCGTTATCTTCTTCTGTGCCATCAATAACATCAGGCAAAACGGCAAAATCGCAGGAAGGTACTTTTTTAAGATTTAATGCCCAATCGTAAAAAGATTGCCAATCTGTTACTGGTTCTCCTGACTTCCATGCGCTAAATGCCCCATTGTCAATAGCAAAAGATTGAGCTACATCAATGGCGGTTGCTATTTGTTCTGGGTGTGCATACGAAACAAACGCATGACCTGCTTGAACTGCATAATTAGCTACAGGTGTTGGTGTTATTGGAAGTCCGTGATAATGAATCATATTCACTCCTGTTAAGTTAGCGGGTACTCACTTACGCTTTCCCCTCCGTTCTAATTAAAACGGTATGTCCGAATCCATGTCCTCAATCTTGGCTTTGGGCTTGCTTTGAGGCTGTGGTTGGTCGTCTTTAGGGCTGACTGCTAGTCCCATGAACTTGCCGTTCTTGCCCTCTTTAATCCATGCTGAAAGCCAGAAGTCCTGTCCATCAACACGAATGTTGCCTTTGTAATCCGGGTGATTGTCTTTTTCTTTCTTGTCGTTCTTGAAAAGTACACCTGAGTTGTCACGCTGTTCCATATTTACACCTTGATTTCATTGAGTTTTTTAACTTTGTCTTCCACTTCCATTAAGAACTGGACTACCTCTTTTTCGAGTTGTTCAATGTAGTCATCATTGCGCTCGATTCTTTTGACAAACAGTTGTAAGTGCGATGGCATCCGTGGGTCGAAACTTACGAAATCACACCACTTTCTGTCTGTACACGCCATTTGCCACTGCATCTGGTCGTAATACTTCTTTGTTGGCTCGTCACCAAGAATAGTGTCGATATGGGTTGCAGTGTTGGGACACTTGATCTCTAAGCATCCATCGTCACCAATCAAGCCATCAGGAGAGGCGGCAGACATGGCAATGCGTGGATGGTCAATAGCAGATACCTGATCGACTGTATTGCCTGTTTTGACCTCGTATGCGGCTCTGGCAAAGGGTTCGTTCTCCACACCCCATTCCATAGCGGCATTTGAGTAAGACTCTGCCACTTGGTTGGTCATGCGCTCGACTACCAACTGTGCCATGTAGTTTGCTCTGCTTGTGCTGTAGCCTGTTTTTGTCTTTGCAACAATGTCAGAGATACGAGAAGCAGTGGCTTTGCCGCATCTTTGCTGAAACCATGCTTCGCTTCCTTGGACAACTTCAGTCATACTGCCTCCATTTGTCTGATTGCGCCAGCACATTCGGCAGGTTGCATACCAACATCACGCTTTTGAAATTCATCACATAGTCTTGCACAATTTTCACGCTCCATGCTAGTCGAAACTTTATAGAACTCAATAATCCAAGCTACCATCCAAGATTCAAACGGCTTCATTCGCTCCCTAAAATCTCTTGTTTTTGCTTTGGCATGACAGTTTTTAGCTAGTTTTAGTATTTCTTTTTCAGTCATGCTTCCCTCGCTTTCAACATTGCGTCTGCTATTTCGTAAGCGTATTTGGCAATAGTTTTGTCATCGTAGGCTGGTGGCTTGTTTGACGCTGTTATTCCAATAGCTCTTGCCGCAAAGTAGTCCCGCAATGTCATGCCTCGTTCATGGTCAAAAACACTTGGAAATGCTGGTGGGTTGTTCATTTCAATGCTCCTTTACGCTTTTCTTTAGCATCAATCACTTTCTTTTGCCAAGCCTTATCAGTACCGCAAGCACCATAAGCAACTGTGTAAACATTCTTTAACTCCTCAATCGTGGATGCCGCTTCAATAGCCGCCAAATGGTCAATCATGCTGTTGACATCTATGTCTGAACCCTCGCCTTCAGGTAGGTCTTCTCCAGCATAGATATACAAACCCAAACCATGCAATGACAGTGCCTTAGTCATGCACCGCATGATGGCAGTGTTGACTGCAAATGCGTCAGGGTTGAGGATTGCTTTGTTTCGGAAATCCATCACTGGAAGTTGGCAAGTCATTGGTTTGCCAAACATTTTGACTGTCACGAACACCATTGCAGTGCCGTTTATATCCATGTAACACTTGTCGCCAAACATCTCGACTTCGTAAGCGGCATCGGGGTCTGCTTTAAGAGCTTCAGCCCATGCCCACGCCCATGAAAGATATGTCAAATTTCCTTTTTTCTCAGTATGTTCGTTGACATTCTTACTGAGAAGACTTAACACCTGTTCTTGATTCATTCCTTGACTCCCATTACATCGTTAAAAATATCTATCGCTTCAGCATTAACCGCCCACATTGCCAACAGCGTCAAATCGCTGTGCATTTGGGCTATATCACTACTGAACCCTTCGAATTTTCTGTGCAGACAATTGTCCCCTAGCTTCTTTGTCGTTCTTTCTATCCTCATTAGGATTGTTGAATAATCCAGCATTGTTTACTCCTGTTGAATGCTTCTTCCATGTATCCTGAACATTTGTCAGGGCTGAGTTCACATACCCGAATGTTGGGTCGGTGATGAGTTTGGATGGCATAACCACCCGTTGCGTCTTAGGTTGTTCTTTCACTCGCCTAGCCGCCTTTCTGAGCAATCTCTGACGCTCTTTCAAACTGAGTGTGGGTGTCCAAATCTGAAAATAAG